CCAATGGGGGGAGGGAGTTATACCGCCACAAAAACCTACAGACAACCCCCGCCGCAACAATCTAGCAGTGGGTTTTTTGGACCGATGATTAACGAATTACGAAGGCAAGAGGGGATTGCCAGTCTCCCTGCTGGAGAGCAAACAGCACAATCTTTAGCTCCACAGGAATTGATGAGCAAAGAGCAAATTATTGTTCAATCTCAAGTCACGGGACAGCGCCCTCAAATAGTGGCGCAATTTGCAGGATGGCCCCCAGAGCGTATCTTTGCAGAGTTTGGGGCGTAAATGGACGGATTAAGTGTAAGTGAATTTCTACTGAAGCAATTTAGAGAGCGTAAGGCTCAACTTGCAGAAGTTGCAACTTATGGGAGTGTTCCTGATTGGGACGCATACCAAAAGCTCGTTGGTGAGGTTTCTGGTCTGACCTTTGCCGAAAACGAAATCAAAGACCTGCTAAAGAAGATGGAGAAAGCAAATGGGTGAAGCGCAAGTGTCCGAGTTCGCACCTCGTAAGAAAGAAGAAGCAGAAGAAATGAACGTTGATCAGCTCTCTGAGGAGATGGTCGCGCAATTACCGGAGCCAACAGGCTACCGCATCATGATTCTACCGTTCAAGATTAAGGAAAAGACTAAGGGAGGTATTGTTATTGCAGATACCGCCCGTGAACGAGAGCAAGTGGCCACAGTAGTGGGACTTGTTCTTAAACTTGGTTCTGACGCCTACACTGATCCAGCAAAGTTCCCCCATGGAGCTTGGTGCAAGGAGCAGGACTGGGTGGTTTTTGGTCGTTATGCAGGCGCTCGAATTCCCATTGACGGAGGCGAAATCCGCTTGCTCAATGATGATGAGGTTCTGGCCACAATTGACGATCCAGAGTCAATTTTGCAGACTTTTTAATTTGGACTTTACGAATCAGTTTCGTTGAACTATTATTAACGCACACATGGAGAAGACCATGCAAAATAATACCGCAGAAAATATTGAACTAGAACTTCCTGAAGAGGAAGATAACACAGCAGCAGATCTTGAAATCGAAGCTTCAGATCAGCTATCAGAAGCTGTTGCCCCTGTTGCAGAAGAGGCAGAGGCTACCGCCGAAGACAGGGTTAAAGAGTTTCTTGATACAGACGATGAGCTAAAAGAATACGGCGATGGTGTACAGAAGCGTATTGATAAACTCACATATAAGTATCGTGAGGCAGAACGCCGTGAGCAAGCAGCTATTGAATATGCGCAAGGTGTCCAGGCGCAGTTACAACAGCACCAGCATCAAGCTGATACACAATTAAAGCAGCAGGATGCTACATTATTTAATGAGTATGATAATCGTGTTGGTTCTGAATTAGAACAGGCAAAAACGGCATATAAAGCCGCCTTTGATTCAGGGGACCCTGATGCTATTGTAGAAGCTAATCAGGAGCTCTCGCGCCTTTCTGTAGAACAAGAGAATTTGAAACGGGTACGAATTAGACGAGAGCAGGCGGCGCAACAGCAACCTGTTATGCCTCCTCCTGTTCAATATGCCCCGCAACAGCAAGCGGCTCCTCCTCAGCCAGACCCTAAAGCTGAGGGTTGGGCAGAAAAGAATGAATGGTTTGGTAAAGATGAAGCGATGACATATGCCGCGTTTGGCATTCATCGCAATCTTGTCGAACAAGAAGGTATTGATCCTACAACCGATACCTATTACACAGAATTGGATAAACGGGTTCATGAGGCTTTTCCTCATAAATTCCAGAGTTCAAACCGTCCCGTACAGACGGTGGCCTCTGCTCAACGGAGCAGTGCTAAACAAGGTACGCGAAAAGTAAAACTCTCACAGAGTCAGGTAGCAATTGCTAACAGGCTCGGTGTGCCTCTTGAAGAGTATGCAAAATATGTTACCCAATAAGGAGAAATACCCTATGGCAACCCCACGGACAACTAGAGCCGCAACAACACGTAGTAAGACTACACGTAAACAATCTTGGGCTCCGCCCTCAATGCTGGAAGCTCCTGAAGCTCCCGCTGGATACAAGCACCGTTGGATTCGATCAGAATCTGGGGGTGTGGATGACAAGATCAATATGTCTAAACGCATGAGAGAAGGTTTTGAACCTGTTCGTGCTGAGGACTATCCTGATTTTGTTGCACCAACCATTGATGATGGAAAACATGCAGGTGTCATTGGCGTAGGTGGATTGATCCTAGCCAAGATCCCCGAAGAAATCGCAGACGAGCGCAAGGCTTATTTTGAAGAACAAGCCAACGCCGCTATGGAAGCAGTAGATAACGATTTCATGCGGGAAAGTGATGGAAGTATGCCCCTCAGTTCTCCTGATAGGCGTACACAGGTAACTTTCGGTAATCCTGAAAATAGGGGTTCCGATGATTCATAAACTTTTGATAAGAGGAATTAGTTATGGCTAATACTGATAATCCGAACGGCTTTACCCCTGTTCGCCACCTTACAGGTGGAACTATTCGCATGGGCGAATATTTGATTGCATCTGGTGAGTCTGACGCTTCTATCTTTACTGGTGATTTGGTTGTGCTGGATGCAGATGGTTACATCGCTGCGGCGGCGGCCTCAGACACCAATATTGTAGGAGTGTTTGCAGGATGCAAATACACTAACTCATCTGGTGATGAAACATATTCTAAGCATTGGGCTACTGGAACCACTACACAGGGTTCTGCGGACGCAACTGCTTATGTATATGATGATCCTGATATTGTCTATGATGCACAGCATGATGGCACAGGAGCTAAGGCAGATAATGGCGCAACTTTTGATATTCTTGCAACAGCCGGTAGCACTACTAACGGTCGTTCTAGCATGGAGATTGATACGTCTACAACAGGTTCTGGCGGACAGGTTCGTCAGATTGGTTTAATTGGTCAGGCAGACAATGCTTGGGGCGCAAATGCAACCGTTGAGTGTATTATCAACGAGCATGTGTTCCGTAAGGCTGCTGGCGCCACTGTATAAGGAGACTGAGTAATGGCAATTAATCGCGCACAACTCGTTAAAGAGCTGGAGCCCGGTCTGAACGCCCTGTTCGGTCTGGAATACAGCAAATATGAGAACCAGCATACTGAAATCTTTGATACCGAGAATTCTGATCGGGCATTTGAAGAGGAAGTAATGCTTTCTGGCTTCGGTCAGGCATCCACTAAGGCTGAGGGTGGCGGCGTATCTTACGATACCGCACAGGAAGTCTGGACTGCTCGTTATTCTCATGAAACCATCGCACTTGCGTTCGCTCTAACTGAGGAAGCTATCGAAGATAACCTCTACGATAAGCTCTCTTCTCGTTATACGAAAGCACTTGCACGTTCTATGAACTACAGCAAACAGGTCAAGGGAGCAAATGTACTTAATAATGCGTTCGCTTCTTCTGGCTATGATGGCGGTGACGGTGAGTCCCTATGTGGTACTGCTCACCCAACCCTCGGTGCTGGTAACAAGGCAAACCGTCCATCCACTGATGCTGACTTGAATGAAACTTCTCTTGAAGATGCACTGATTGCTATCAGTAACTTCGTAGATGAGCGTGGACTGAAGGTTAATGTTCAGGGGCGTAAGCTAATCATTCCTGCTAATCTGGGTTTCGTTGCAGAGCGTCTGCTCAAGTCTGAAGGCCGTGTTGCTACTGCTGATAATGACATCAACGCAACTCGTTCACGCGGAATGATGCCAGAGGGATATGTTATCAATAACTATCTCACTGACACTGATGCTTGGTTCATTAAGACTGACGCACCAAACGGTCTGAAGCACTTCCAACGTGCTGCTATGAAGACTGGTATGGAAGGCGATTTTGAGACTGGTAACGTCCGTTACAAGGCTCGTGAGCGTTACTCCTTCGGTTGGAGTGATTGGCGGTCCATCTATGGTACTACTGGAGCGTAATTTTACGTAATCTGATTGGTATCAGCCCCCGCCTTTGAGCGGGGGTTTTTATTTGTAAAAAAGATAGTTGCGCCAGCCAAAAAGGTGTGACATACTTCAATTAGTGGAAACGCTATTTATATATCTTTTAGGCCGCCAAGCCTAATTGAGTTGACTGATAAAACAGGAGAAATACCATGGCAACTACCCATTTTTCTGGACCTATTGCAGTTGGATCAGGTTCTGTAGAGACACTTACAGCAGCAAAGACTCTCACTGGAGACAAT